TAGCAGACCAACTTTTGAGCAATCAGATTGCCAATCAGCAACGCCAGCGTGAGATTGCAGAGCGCACAGCCTTGCGTAGTCAGAACTTCAATGAACTGGCAGCGCTGCTTGGTGGGCCGCAAGTCCAGCAAGCATCATTCTTTGCACCGGGCGCAATCGACACGCAGGGCGCTTTCGGCGCACAGATGGCTGCACAGCAGAACGCATTTAACCAAGCCCAGGCATCGAGGTCAGCAGACCTTGGCGGCTTGTTCGGTCTGGCAGGCAATCTTGGATCAGCTTACTTGCTACGGGGAGGGCTAGCTTAAATGCCACACAATCCATTCCACGGTTTGATGCAGCCTGGCAGACAGCCATCAATGCAGTTCCAGCAGCTTAACCAGGCTTACCAGTCTGACCCGCGCCGTATCTTAGGCCAGGCGCTTATGGGTCAGGGTGCGAGTTCTGCGCCTGTCAGAACGCCGCTACAAGGGCTTGGCAGGCTGTCTAGCGCATTGGTGGGCGCATACCTACAGCGCAAGGCTGGTGACGCTCAGACAGCGCGTGAGGATGAGTTTAGAACCAATTTAGGCAATGCGCTTGCTGGCATTGACTTGTCAGCGGTTCCAAGTTTGCAGGCGTTATCTGGGGTCAGTCCAGAATTGGTTTTGCCAGCAGCTTTAAATTTAGAAACAAGCCTTGCAGTTGCTCGTGCAAAAAAAGCGCCGACAGAAACAAGCTCTATTTTGAGCGCTGAAGCAGCGGCATCCAAAGGTTTGCCCACTGACCGAGGCCAAGTTTATCAGCAAAATAATGTCACAGGGGCAATCACCAGCATTTCTGGCACAAGAGAACCTTCAACCGGCATAACCCCGGGCGTAGCCTTACAAGAAATTTTTGACCTTTCGCAAAAAACAAACCGTACCTCAGAGGACAATGTAAGAATTTCGTTTTTAAATGAGATCGTCAAAAAGCCCACGATACAGAATATCCCACAGGCTGATGGCACGGTAATAACTCAACGAGTGCCGGGCTTTGATGCAATGGCACAACTTGGTTTGTCAGCGCCTGTTGATGCGGATCAAGCGGGTGATCAATCTGGAGCCGTTGCAGCGCAGCCAGATGACTCAAATGTTTTAGGCGTAAAAACTAAACCGTTGTCTGCTGCTGAAACAAAATTTGTTTCACAAATGGCCTCTGCTCAAAAAGATTTGCAAACCGTTATTGATATTATGTTCAACGGTGATTTGCAGGGCGGCTCCTATAATAAAGACGTAGCTGTTTTATCTGGCACAGGAGTAGGCAGAGCCGCTAGTGGCGATGCTCAACGCCTGTTTGACGCAATATCCAATTTGGTTGATTTGAGATTGAGGGATCGCACAGGGGCCACGGCAAACCAAGATGAAATCAACAACTACCTTGAGGCTGTTGTGCCAGGCTTGACCACTAGGGACGACACAGCAAGAGCAAAAATTGAAAGGCTTGTCACTGAACTAAACGCAAATGTTTCTGCCTTTAAGCAAGGTCGGAAGGTGCCTAATTTACAGGGTATTTCGATTCCAGACACACAGTCGCAAACTCAAACTACTACCACTGTTGTAATACCAGGGACAAACTAATGGCAAACGCTGAAATAAACAAAGAAGGTGCGCCAATGGCAATTAGGATGCAGCTTGCATCTGCGCCGAAGGAGCAACGCAAAAGCATTTTGTCTCGATATTATGGCAGTGCGTTCACAGCGGAGGAATTAGTTAAGGCAAACCCAAAATTAAATATCGATGATCTTGGTGGCATGGATCAATTGTTTTATCTGGACGGTGGGCAAATGAAGCTAGTTGACCCACCTGGATTTATACAGAGTGTATTCCCGCCGAAATTAGATTTAGGAGACATTGCCGAAGGTGGCAGAGAAGTTGCGTCTACCATTGGCGCTGGTCTTGGTGGCACTGCTGCTTTGTTGGCAGGGCAAGCAGGGCCGCAAGCTGCGTTACCAGAGGAAATCTACACCGTGCCTGCCGCCAGTGCTTTAGGCGCAGAAACAGCCGGTAATCTTTACGATATGTCAATCGCTGCCATGACGCCCGGAGGCATTGACCGTGGCACGCCAATGCAGCAAATTGGCCAGACGGCAACTAATTTAGGCTTGGAGGTTGCTGGTGGTCGTCTTGGTGATATGGCAACACGCGCAGTCAAAACAGGCGTGCAACGTGGCGTACAAAAACTAAGTGGTATCAGTCCTGGGCAAAGGGCTGAGGATTTTGCCAGACTTGATGTACAACCAACCGCCGCAACGCTGACAGGGCGTCCATCAGTTGGACAAGCGGAAGAAGCGTTAGCATCGTTTTTCTCTGCATCCGATATTATTCGAACAAATCGCACCCGCGTTATTGAAGAATTAGGTGACGCCGCTGCCAAAATTTCAAGAAAGTTTGGCGACCCACAAGGTAGCCCAGAGGTGATTGGCAGCGCCATTCGCACAGGGGCAATCGCGGCAAAAGATAGGATTAAGGAAAAGCAAGGTCAGCTTTATGATGCTGCTTATGATGCTGCTGGTGATGTTTCTATTTCACTTGGTGGTCTACGTTCTTTGAAAGCAGACTTGGAAACGCAACTTGCCGCTGCACCAAATTCTTTAAGCGCTCAATATGCGCCTGCACTTACACAGATCAATGCAATATTAAAAGACGCAGATGCTGCTGGTGGGCAGCTAGGCTTAAACAGCTTGCGGAGAATACGCACGGAAATCGGAAAAACTATTGGGTCAACGCTTCCTGGTGCCACTGTCCGTGTTTTTAAAACTGGTGATGAAAAACTGCCCAGCATTTATTCTGCGTTAAGCAACGATATTGATCAGGGAGTCGAGGCAGCATCACCGCAAGCTGCACGCTTGTTGCGCCGTGCCAATGATTACACGCGGCAGACTGCCAACGACCAAATGAAAACGATTGACAAAATTGCACGCCAAAATTTGGACAGCCAAGTGTTTGGATTTGCCATGCAAGAAGGCAAGCGCGGTGGTCAACGTATTAGAGACGTTTTTAAAGTTTTGACCAAGCCAGAGCGAGATGCAGTTAGCGCCAGTGTTATGGGTCGTTTAGGCATACGCGGGTCAGCGACTGAAGGTGGCGGTGAATGGTCTGCCAATGTGTTTTTAACCAACTGGCGCAATATGGACAAGCGCAGCAAAGACATTTTGTTTGGTGCGCCTAGATTCAAAGAGGTTCGTAAAGAGCTTGATTCGCTTGCGCGTTTGGCAGAGGTGGCAGCAGAAAACATTGGTGAAATAAATAGATCACGTTCTGGAGTGACCGGCGCAGGATTTGTGCAAATTGCCACAACTGGAGCGTCATTAGCGCTTGCTGGTGGTCTGGCTTTAAGTGGCGATTTTAGCGGCGCAGCAACTTCTGCGGCAGCAGCCGGTGGCACGTTGCTTGCCCCGCGTTATGCAGCCAAACTAATGACATCACCCAAGTTTATCCGCTGGCTCAAAACCACTGCTCAAGCAAACAATCGTGGTGTAAACCCATTGTCAGTGCAAATTGGCAGATTGGCAACACTGCCAGGTAAAGACCCTGAATTAGCCGAAGCGGTGAACGCTTTTGTGGCCAATATGCAGGCTAACATAGCTGGCCAGTAAAACCGTGGTCCAGAAAAAGTTTGAGGAAGATTCTAAGTTTGCTGGCGATTGGGACTTGGATGGTGATGGCGAGGTCACAGACGCTGAAGTTGTACACGCCAAAGAAATCAAAAAAACCGAAACAGAACTACGCAAGAACCTTGCACAATTAAGAATGGCGAGGTTCACACTGATGGCAATGGGCGCGTTTACGCTTGCCATGTTCTTTGTGCCAATTGAGCGCGTCACAGCGTTGGCTGATATTAGCAACCTTTTTTACATATCTGGCGCAGGCATTGTGGGCGGTTACATGACCACCACAGCCTGGATGGCGAGGAAATAATATGCTTGGAGTTCTTGCGTCTATACTGGGCAATGGTGAGGTCATCAAAAAGGGCATGGACCTAATTGATGATGTTCACAGTTCTGATGAAGAAATGGAGCGCGTAAAAGCGCAAGCCAAGATTGACACGATGAAGGCCTACGCACCGTTCAAGGTCGCCCAACGCTGGCTGGCGCTGATGTTCACTGCCACGTTTCTGCTGTCGTTCGCCTTGGTCCTGGTGATGACGCTGATGGGGGAAACAAATATTCCTGACATTAAACAAGTCATCGATGATTTCTACTTGGGCGAGGCAATGCTGACCATCTTGGCATTTTACTTTGGGGGCGGGATGCTTGAAGGCGTGGTCGGTAAAGTGAAGGAGAAAAAATAATGCCATTTTCAAAGTATTCACCAAAGCAAAAGCGCCTAGCAGCAGCAGCAAAGCCGCGCACAAAGATTACTGGCGCTGACTTCAAAGCCTTGAAGAAAAAGCCCAAGAAAAGAAAGAACAAGGCATG